CCTCTTCTTCTTCCATCAAAGATTCTATTTTTTGCATATAGTTTGTTCGTTTAGCTTCATCTACTTCATATCGTCTATCTATCTTTGCTAATTTGTTTTTGAAAGCTTCATAGCTATTTGCTACGTCAGTAACAAAACTAGATTTTTTTCTATCTGCACCAAGATTTTTACCTTCTGGAAACTTTTCGTCTTCTGGCTTTTTCTCTATTATATCTTTATTAACTTCATTGATCTTAGCACTAGGTGTTCCACCTTCTACATTCTCTGGAAACTTCTTGTCCTCACCAAATTCGTCAACTTGTGGAACATTTGTTTTTTCTTTTTCTGCTTTTTCTTTCTCAATTTGTAATTGATCTTTTATTTCTTTTTCAATTGTGGGTAAATCTTTACCTTGAATTATATCTTTTTCTTGTTGTTTAAAGACATCACCACTAGGTAGTGAGCCTGTGCCTGATGCACCACCTTCCATATCAACTGGAACTATTTTATATTTTTGAGTATTTCTATCAAAAACAACATTTCCATATTTATTTTGTATTAAGGCAGGACTAGCAGTAACAGCACCTTTGTTAAGCTGTTCTAGTTCTTCTATAGTTATGTTTGGTCTTTGTTGAACACCACCAACTCGATATCCCTTAACGGCACCCATCAACTCTGGAGATGATGCAAGAATACCCATAGGTTGTCTGCTGTTGTACATGTTCATAACTTGTTGTGCAAACATTCTTCTTTTTAGTGGATCATTCATTACCTACCTCTTAGATTCCTAAAATACCTTTTGAACCTCTTCCTTGATTCATCAATCCATAAGCTCCAAGACCTGCTTGTGCAAGACCAAATAGTTGTGAGCTAGTGCTTGGTCCGGGACTCACGGATTTAGAGAATGTTTGCTGTAGTGCTGGGACACCTCTAAATATATCAGACATAAAACCAACTTGTTGATATGGCAGTGCTTGTTCTGCTAGGATGTTTGCTCTTTCTATATCAAGTGCTTTTTGGTCTTGACCTTGCTGTAAACTTCCAATACCTAATAAGGTATTGATGTCTTGAACACCCATCTGTTGTCCCAACTGACCTAAACCTGCTGTTTGAACACCCATCTGACCAATCTGTTGACCAAGAGCACCTGTTGTTTGACCAAGTTGACCAGTTAACTGTGCTTGTCTTAATTGTTGTGCAGCTTGTTGTTGTGCAGCTTGCTGTGCAATATTTTGTGCTTGTTGAAAACCAGCAGATCTTAATTGTGCACCAGTTCTCGCCTGTTGATCCATGACATTTCTATTTAATTCTTGTTCAGCAACAGCTTGTCTAGATCCGCCAAATGCTCCTTGAGATACTGCACCTGCACCAAGTCTTGCTCTTTCTATGTCACCTTGTCTTCTTATATCTCTTTGTGTTGCATCTATAACTTCTTCTGTAAAAGGATTCATAAACGCTTGAAATGAGGTCGGATCAAAATCATAAGTAGCATCAGCAGTTTGACCTATGGCACTACCTATTGTACCTAATCCTGTTCCAACTGCTCCTATACCTTGACCTATTGCCTCTGCTCCTTTTTCAAGAAAAGGTGCATAAGAACCAATACCTTGCATGGCACTTGATATTGCCTGTTGTTGTGCTGGAGATAAAGCAGCTAACTGTTGTGGAGAAAAAGGCATTTGAGAGCCTTCTCCAGTTAATGCTTTTGCACTTGCAAATATATCAGCTAGAAAATCCTCTTGAAAAGGAGCTAGTCTCACTATCTGTTCTTGTTTTACCTCTTGTGGATCAGCCATTATGCAGCTCCTTCTAATTGTGACATCATGTCATACATTCTAGCAGCACCGATATTTCTATCGCCACCACCTGCACCACGGACAGCCTTTGCTGTTAATACAAACTCCCCATCTGATAATCTAGCGGGCACAGAATCTGATGTTCCCGTCCCTGGACCAGTGACCTCGCCTCCTGCCGCCGCCATAATTCCTACATCGTCTTCATCTTTTTTTTGTCTTTTTCTGTTGTCTTCAAAGTATTGTTTACGTTCTTCTTCATCATCTAAATTATACAGCTTATCACCAATTCGTCCATACCCTAACCTAGTTTTACCCACAGGGTATGGTCTCATTGATATGCCTTCTGGTGTTTTTTCTTCTTCACCTAACGCTCCTAGTAAACCTAGTCCAGCACCACCTAACGCTATTTTACCAGCAGTAGATTCTGGAATCATACTTTTTAAGAAAGATCCAATACCACCTGTGTCTGCTTGTTTTATACCTGTAACTGCTTCTCCAGTTGCCATTGATCCAGATCCATATTGAGTGGGTAAAGAAGATCCAGATGCAAAAGGAGATCCAGAGGTGTCAAAATCAAAACCTTTTCCAAAATCTTTACCACCCATTGCATATGTTGTAGCACCAGTTAATGCAGCATTTCTTAACGCTTCCTCTGCACTTCTACCTGCAGCAAGAGACCCGATACCTGATCCTATAGATGCACCTAACGGCCCACCATAAAACATACCAATAGCACTACCAATTAAAGGTGCGGCTTTTTTTAATGATTTTGTGATATTTTTAAATATTCCCATTTATGATACCGCTACTGTTACAGTTCCGACAGAGTTCGTTGCAGACACTCCGTCAGTACCTGCTATATTCAATAAGCTTATCTTAACATCATTTCCAATTCTGTACAAGGTTCCAGCCTCTAACCCAACATCGCTTGTAGGCATAGCAGTAAAAACTAATTTAGTGTTTCGTCCCTCTCCAGGATTGTCGGATTGTTGAATAAAAAAATCAAGTGCTCTAACCAAATCTATAATATAGGTTTGATCAACATTACCTATAGGTAAAGGAAGTCTTGGTGAAGCAATATCTCTGGAGGACATTATCTTCTCCCGTCTGGTCTAATATCCACTCTTGGTGTTCCAAGTTTCCATGCAACACCTTGATCCGTTGACTCAAGCTTCATGTTAAAGGATCTTCCTCTAAGTCTTACATTAACCAAATCTGTAAATTGCTCTACTGGAGTTGTTGCAGTCCTTGTACTAGAACCACCAGAAGTGTTTGAATATGTGCTTCCAGGTCCTTTTCTGGCTTGTAAGGTAAAGTTTGCCGTTGGATTACCAGTAGTAGATGTAGAACCTTCAAAAGTAATATCTGGTATTAATTGTTTTATAAAGGTAAAATTATAACCATCACCAATATCTATTTGACTTGATTCTATAGATGCAGTCATTGCACTACCATCATCATCGTTTCCGTTCTCATGTTCAAATAAATATGAAGAACCTGCTGCAATCGGATATCTACGGATACCTCTATCGTGCCAAGCTGTTCTAGTTAAAGTGCCATAGCACCATGTTTTTTCTAAATAATTGTAGATAACATATTTATTAGTTTCTTCTGAATCAGCAGATGGATAGAACCACCATATTTCTCCCCATTGAGAATTAGCTGCTGCAAATACTTTATCTGATTGAGATTCATTAAAATCTAAAAATACTTTTTCTCTAACTGTGCATGGTATTTGTTGTGTCTGTCCTGCATATATATAAAAAGTATCTTTACCCATCCAGAATACAGCGTCATCTATCGCCATCGCTGATTTTGGACTCATAATAGTTGTGTTCTTAGAAAGTTCTTGTAATCCAAACGTAAACGGAGGACCTATAAATCTCATACTAAAAACACTTCTATCAGTGAATACAAGTATTTGTTGTTTTGTTTCTACTGCTTGTACAAAAGTAGATCCACTACTTAACCTTAAATCACCAGCGGTATTTGTAGCAGTTGGTGTAAAATCTGTTAAGGATTCTTGAGATCCAAAACGGATAAGCAATGGATCCTGTGTCGTTGTACCGATTGTATTTGCACCAAAAACAATTATGTGTCTGTCTAAATCAGATACTAAAACTTGTTTTGCTATGGTAGGAACATCAGAAGCTCCAGACAAAGATGTTAAATTAACTGCTGCACTACCAGTACCGTTTGATTCATCCCAGTAAAAAATACCACTATCTCTTGGATTTATAAGTAAGTCTTCACCAAAGTTATCGTGAGACCATAATCTTATCTTTGCAGTTGTTCCACTTGCAGCTGCTTCACCCCAACCAAATGTTGATAAATCTGCATTTACACCACCATATCCACCAGCACCCCATCCGTTACCACCCACAGAAGTATCTAGACCCACATTAATTTGATAAACACCATCGACACCCGAACCACCATTACCAGAATCAGAAGAGTTTGCAGTAACACTAACAACAATTTCATAAGAATTAACATTAACTACTTTTGTTATTTGATGCTCTGCATTAAGAACACTTGCTGTAACAAGACCACCTAAAGTAACAGCACCTGATATAGTCACAAAATCATTGACCACTGCACCGTGGCTAGAGTCTGTTACAGTTATAGTTGATGAACCGTTTGTAGCAGAAAAGGTTATGCTGTTTGTAGAAGTTTTACGAACTGGAGTTATATCACTAAATACACCACCCTCTTCTATGTAATACTTTAAGTGTGTACCCACACCCATGTAGTTAGACCCATCCAAAGCTATCCAGTTATGTAAAGCTCGTGCAGATCCTTGATATGTGTTAGCAGATTGTTTTACCCAACCACCTATTTTTTCTGGAAATCCAGCGTAGAACCTAACTTTTTCACAATCAAAGAAACCACCTTCATTTGAGTATGAAGTTATTTCTCTATTGATTCCTGGTCTAAATTTTAAAGATGTTAATGGCATAGTTGAATATTACTTCAAAATGATAGTTATGACAACTCTGTCTATGATTTAACCCAAAACTCATCAAGTTTTTCTGCGTTTTTACTTAATATAGGTATCGGATTTACCATTCTATCTTTATAATTCTTATTTATTCCTGCTCCAAAATAATTAAAATTTATGGTTTGTCTAAATGGTGCATTTGTGGGAGATGAGCTTGAATGATTGGTTACTGGATCAAACAGTAATAATCTATTTTCAATTGATTCTATTGGTGTTCCATCTGCCATTGTTGTAGGTGCATCGCAAGTTGTTAAAAAAAACAATGCTCCTTGATGATAAAAATCAGCATCTATATGAGGTGCATGATGAACAACTTTTCCTGTGCGACTAGGAAAATACATATTAGCTTTAATTCTAAACAAAGCCTCTATGTGAAGTTTAGTTGATACAGCATCAATAGCTTCAAGTATATGTTGACCAAAATGATTTGCCCAACCAGAGTAAGCATGATAAATATTTGTAGCAAAGTACATATCATCATTTCTTTGATCGTTATTATTTATTCTTGAACCTAATTTCCAAGGAAACTCACCATCTGGACCTAAACATCCTTTCAGTCTACCAAACTCATCTGCTCTTAAAAAATTATCATAAACAACGTAATACATTTTTTCTCCTATTTAAAGTTTGGACCATGTACCCAACAAACTAAACTATATCTAGTACCTTTTGTTACTGGGACAACCCCATGCTTCATGTAAGAAGGAAAGAATATAGCAGTGCCTTGTTCCATTGAGTCCTCTACGTTGAATTTATCAACGTCATCTGGAAACTGGAATGTACCACCTTCATAATGTTCTGGTGATGTTAATTGTATTGAAGCTGATAATTTTCTTACTGTTTGTTCAGGATTTACAAAGTCATATTGACCATCTTCATGTGGTTTATAAAATCCTTTGTTTTTCTCATCATATTGTGTAATTTGAAAAGGTTCTGGATCAGTTAATTCAAAGTTATAAAATTCTGAATTTACTTTATGTATTAACTGACATATAGGTACATAAATATCTAAATGTTTTATAGAACCTGCTAACCAGCTAACTTGACTTTGCCTTATAGAATTTGTTTCTTGTTTATTATCAATGTATGCTTTTTGAAAGTTGGGTTTTGCTCTTTCTATTATGGTATTACATAAATCAGCAGACAATGCTTTTTTTGCAACTATTATATTTCTTTTCATAAATTTATGTCCTTCTCATTTCTGGTATCGGATAATGTGGTGCGTGTATGCTTTCAAAAAAACTTATGTACATAAGTCTTTCTTCTCCAGGTTTTAAATTATAAATAGCACCATGAGGATTAGATCCATCAAAACCTATCATTTTATTATAAGAAGAGTTAAACAAACACTCTAATTTAAATGTATTTAAATGCTCATTTAAATCTTTATAATATTCATCTAATTTTAAATTTGGATTTTTGTGATAGTAATCATTTTTTAAGTTTGGATTAGATCTTACTGAATTAAAACTACTCATATAATTATTTTTTGAAGAGTATAATGCAGTTCCACAATCATTATGTTTTGATAAATATATTATAGCCGTAAACTTTGATTCATGATCATTGTGTATCCAACCTTTTCCAGGATTTTCTTTGTTTAAAATATGAGCTTCAATATCTTCATATTTTATTTTTTGAAATGAGGACGTAGCGTTCCATCCCACTGATTGAAACATTTGATAATCAGAATATAACAATCTTAAAATTTTAAAATTAATATTTTCAAATAACTCATGACCAAATTGATCTTCTGGTTTTGCCCTTAATCCTGGATAGTTTCCATTAGGTTTTTGATAGTTTAATGATTCAGCGTAATCTCTGATATGGTCAGGTTTATCGAAAAAATTACTTACTTGTAAGCTAGGAAAATTCATTTAAAAACACTAGTTTTGCGTATAATATAGATTTGGTCTTTTATCAAATTGATACTCTGGATAATATTTTCCATCTTTTTCTATGTAATGTATAAAAACTTGCGAATGACTTTTGTAAGGAAGCTCATGTCTCCAATGTTCTTGTTCGCATCCTTTATATATAACAGCTTGACCAATTTCTAATTCAAATTTTTTATCTTCTACATAAATCGCCCAATCGCTTCCACCATCACCACCTAAATTTAAAGTTATACTTACTTGACATGAAGGTCTATCTTTGTGTGGTGGACAATCTTGACCTTTAAAATATCTTCTCCAAAAAGAATATGTAGGCACTAATTCTTTACCATACGCTTCTTCAACTTTTGGTTTGAGATAATGAAGTACATTTTCAAAAGGAGGGTCAGCATACATTTGACAAGTGTCAGAAAACGCATCACCTTCTATTGGCTCTCTTTGGACATATTTGTTTTCTATTAAATAATCAATATGACATTTTAATAATTCAACTTGAGAAGTTGAAAGACAATCTATTATTTTATTCATGTTGAGATATTATGCGATTTAATAAGATAATTCAATAAAAATCTTACCAAGGAAAAGTTGCATTTCCATCTGCATCTTCTTTAGCAGTGGTATTATGAATATTTTCTAAAAACTGTAACTCATTTTCCATGTTTGCTTTAATTTGTGTTAACATATCAGAACCAATTCTAGTTTCTACCCAACTTTTTACATTAGCTTCTGTTACAGAATTATAAGTTATAAAAGACTCTGATACATTAGAAACATTCATGTCTAAATCTGCACCATGAACTACGTTTACACTGCCTATTGTTTCACTTGTTGCAGTTAAAGTAGCCACTATTCTAGTTATTACATCGCTATAAGTTGTTCCATCTTCTGTGATATTTTTTGTGTATAATTTATCTATTGTCCATGCGTATGTTGCCATTATGTACTCCTTAACTCTGCACTGTTCCTGAGACTGTTCCGTTATTTGTAAAAGTAAAACTTATTGGTGAAGCTCTTTCTACTGCTAATCCTGCTGCTCCTCCTGATCCACCAGAACCACCACTTGCACCACTTGTAGTTGAGTTTGTTCCATTTGTTCCATTTGTTCCACCACCACCAGATTGACCATATCCACCACCAGCACCACCAGCACCACCAGGTCCACCATTTCCAGCCGAGCCAGTTGATCCAGAAGAACCACTAGCACCAGAATCTCCTGCGGGTAAGTTCTGAAAACCTCTACCTAATCCTCCTGCACCACCAGCACCACCATTATGACCAGTTACTTGGTTTTGTGTTTGTTGTTGTTGAGGAAAAGTTCTTCTTATTCGATACCTTGTTTCATTGTATTGAAAATCATTTTCTGGACTATTGTGGTTGTGAGAAAGGTCTAGAGGACCTCTATAATATGTGTATTGACCTGAAGTTGTAGATGTCAACGATAAAGGAGGACCATTCCTTATTGTACTGTTACTCCACCTAACATAAACAGCTCCAGCGGGTTTAGGACTCGCACCATATTGAGGTGATGTACCAGGACCATACGCAGTAAACCATCCAGTATGGTAGCTACTTGGGTTGATTGTTGGACCTTGTTGACCAGTGGTTTGTTGTTGCTGTTGTTGTTGAAGGTTACCACCTTTTCCACCGCCTCCACCACCAGCACCGCCTCCACC